ACGCACGAATTGAAGCAGCAAGTGATGGCATTATTGACTTTACCGAAGTGAATCCGTTTGGAGAACCTTGATGTTAGGTAATGCTCAATTTTATCATCGTACCATTCGTAAGATGGTTGTTGTATTTGGTACAATGTTCAATGATTTGGAGATTGTTCGTTACACCCAATCAGGTGCTCCAAGAGAAAAACTCAAGGTGCCATTGTCGTATGGACCCAAAGAAAGATATTTGACACAGATTACTTCTGATCCGAATCTTATTAAGTCAGTTAATTCTGTAATACCAAGAATGTCATTTAATCTTGACAGTCTTGAGTATGATTCCAGTCGTAAACAGATTTCTACATTACAGAACTTTGCCGCTGCCACAAATACTGGTGTAGCAACACAATATCTGCCTGTGCCTTACAATTTTGAATTTAGTTTATCAATATATGTTCGTAATACAGAAGATGGCACACAAATACTCGAACAGATTCTACCGTTCTTTACACCAGACTTTAGTGTTGTGGTAGATTTTATACCTGCAATGAATCAAAAATATACTGTACCAATTATACTCAACTCTGTTGCATCTACAGTTGAATATGAAGGTGGTATGTCTGACGGCACAACAAGAATTATTGTATGGGATTTGACGTTTACTGCTAAAAGTTTCATCTGGCCACCAGTCAAATCTGGTAAGATTATCAATCAAGCAAATACAAATCTCAATATCGACCTTACATCTAAGTTGATACAGAAGGTTTATGTTGACTATGCAAATGGTAACAATGTGTATACCACTGGTGAAACAATTCGTGACACTGCTAATGGATTCTTTGGTACAGTGGAATACTTCAGTAATACTTCACTTGGTACACTTGTTATCACAGGTGGCAATGAGTACATCAAACCTGGTTATACACTTACAGGTGATTATTCGGGTGCAAAATATAATGTTGCTACACTTGATGTAACCTCAATTAATGCTGCTGCGGTGATTACAGAACCCACACCAAATACTGCCGCACCACCTGCTGATTTTGGATTTATCGAAACAATTACAGAATGGCCTGATACATTATGAAAAAAATAAACAAAAATCTATCTGAGATATTTGATGTTGAACCTATTGAAGAAAAATCTGTAGAAACATTACCTGTTGTTGTAGAAGATAGTGTAAATCAAATTGATGCCGATGCTGAGTTTGCTCGTACTAATATGCGCTCACTAATCGATAATGGTAATCGAGCATTAACTGAACTGGCATCGGTAGCAAATCAATCAGAATCACCAAGAGCATACGAAGTCTTAGCTACGATGATGAAGAATCTGGCTGAGATGAATAAAGATTTGTTGGAACTTCAGAAACGTAAAAAAGAACTTGCACCTCAATCTGAATCTAACAAAAGTGTCAACATAGATAAAGCAGTGTTTGTTGGCTCAACAAACGAGTTACTTAAAATGATTAAAGGAAATAAATAAAATTATGGAACAACTAATCGAACAAATGAAAGTTATTCTGGGTACAAACTTTGGTTTGTATTTTAAAGCACACACTTTCCATTGGAATGTAGAAGGTCCAGACTTTGCACAGTATCACGGTTTCTTAGGAGACTTTTATGATGCAGTGTTTGATCAGACTGATTCAATTGCTGAACACATTCGTGCGTTAGGTTCATATGCGCCAACAACTTTAGCCAGAATGATGGAACTGTCAAAAGTACAAGACATCGTGGCTATACCTTCACCACTTATCATGATGTCAGAATTGGCACAAGACAACGACAAGTACATCATGGAATTACGTGCGGGTATCGCAATTGCCGATGCCGCAGATGAACCTGCCGTAGGCAATTTCCTACAAGACATTCTCGATGCTCATCAAAAACATGGTTGGATGCTGAAGAGTTTCACACGCTAAATTATGGATGACGGGTATCTTGGTAATGCACGACTCAAGCGGGTCGGTGTTGAAATATCCTACACTGAAGAGCAACTCAAAGAGATTGTAAAATGTACTGAAGATCCAGTATATTTTATTCGCACTTACGTTAAGATTGTCAATGTAGATAAAGGTCTTGTGCCTTTTGATATGTGGCCGTTTCAAGAAGAGATGGTCACACAGTTTCACAGCAATCGTTTTGTTATCGCAAAAATGCCACGACAGGTTGGTAAAACAACCACGACTGTTGGTTACATGCTGTGGTCTGCATTGTTCAACGAAGAGTTTGTGATTGGCATTCTTGCGAACAAACTTCAACTTGCTCAAGATATTCTTGCCAAAATACAAAAGGCATATGAGTATCTGCCCATGTGGCTTCAGCAAGGTATCATCAACTGGAACAAACGTTCGATTGAATTAGAGAATGGTTCAAAGATTTATGCGTATGCTACATCAGCAGCCGGTGTTCGTGGTGGTACATACAATCTAATCTTTCTTGACGAATTTGCTTTTGTACCACACAACATGGCAGTAGACTTCTTTACTTCTACTTATCCTGTTATCTCATCTGGTAAAACATCAAAAGTAATTATTGTTTCGACACCGAACGGTCTGAATCTATTTTACAAAATGTGGATGGATGCAATTGAAAATCGTTCACTTTATAAGACACTTGAGATTCATTGGTCGATGGTGCCAGGTCGAGATGAAAAGTGGAAAGAAGAAACAATACGAAATACTTCTGAAGAACAGTTTCGTCAAGAATTTGAGACAGAGTTTATTGGCTCTTCAGCCACACTCATCTCAGGTGCTAAGTTGCGTTCACTAGCATTTCATGATCCAATGCGAATTGAAGACGATGGAAATCTCTTCATATATGAAGATCCACGACCAGGTCGTATCTATATTGCTACCGTAGACTGTGCAGAAGGCGTAGCATTAGACTATCACACTGTCAACATTATAGATGCCACAGAAGCACCTTATAAACAAATTGCACGATACCGCAATAATAAGTTACCGCTGTTGTTTTTACCTACAGTCATCTATGCTTTAGCAAATCGATACAATCAAGCCTATGTGCTGATTGAAACAAACAATGTAGGTCAGCAGGTAGTAGATATTCTACACTATGACCTAGAATATGAAAACATCTACAAGTTAGAGCATCACCACATCAAAGGTCAAAGCATCTCTGCGGGTTTCAAAAGATCAGTGGCTTTTGGTGTAAAGACGACAAAATCGGTCAAGAAAATTGGATGTGCTAACCTCAAAACGTTGATTGAAAACGACAAACTAATCATCAACGACTTTGACACGATTGCCGAACTAAACACATTCGTTCGAACACGTGACACTTATGCCGCTGAAGAAGGCAACAATGACGATATTGTGATGGGTTTGGTGCTTTATGCTTGGTTGACAGCACAGACCTTCTTCAAAGATGAGACAAGAATTGACATCCGTAAAATCATGCTGGAAGAGCAGAATTTACTGGGTGAAGAGAGTATGCTACCCTTTGGTTTTATTGAAGACGGTCTGCGTAGGGAAGTGGAAGTGGAAGATGGTGACATGTGGGAACCTCCAGCAGGTTATTTATCATCAAGTTTGTAAAAAACTAAATAGACAATAAAAAGAATATTGACCCAACAATAAAAGGAGAAATCCAATGGCATTTCAATTATCACCTGGAGTGAATGTATCAGAGATTGATCTGACTACAGTTATTCCTTCAGTTGCCACTTCTACTGGCGCTTTTGTAGGACCTTTTAATTGGGGACCAATCGGTGTTGTAACAAGTATTTCCGATGAAGTTCGACTAGTGAACTCATTCGGTAAACCAGATAGTAATAATTATGAATATTGGTTCTCTGCTGCGAACTTTCTAGCATACGGAAATAATCTAAAAGTCGTTCGTACTCAAGGTTCAGGCGCTCTAAATGCTACGGCAAATGGCACAGGCGTACTAATCAAAAACGAAGACGATTATGTTGACAATCACAAAGGTTATGCTGATGGTGCATACGGCGCCACAGGTGGCTGGGCAGCACGTTATGCAGGCTCACTAGGCAACAGCATTCTTGTTTCAATGGCTGATGCTAACACATATAACGTATGGGCATACAGAGCCCAGTTTAGTGCAACTCCAAACACATCTTCATATGTTGCAAGTCGTGGCGGTGCTAACGACGAAGTACATATCGTTGTCGTTGACGAAGATGGTTTGTGGACAGGTACATCAGGTACAGTTCTAGAAAAATATGCATTTGTTTCTAAAGCATCTGACGCAAAAGATGACAGCGGCAATTCAAACTACTACAAAGATGTTATTCAAAATAAGTCACAGTATGTTTGGTCTTTGTCACATCCAACAAATCTAGGTTCTGGTACTGCTTGGGGTTCTGTTGCAAATACAAGTGCATTTAAACTTTTCTCAAGCAATTCATCCAATTCATTATCTGCTGGTGCTGTTGGTACAAGTGGCACAGCAAACGTCACATCTGGATGGGATCAGTTCAAGAATGCAGAATCAGTTGACGTTTCTCTGCTTATAACTGGAACAGGTAACAGTACAATTGCTTCATATGTTATCAGCAATATCGCAGAATCACGCAAAGACTGTGTTGCATTTATTTCACCAGAAAAAGCAGACTGTGTTGACAATGCCGGCCAAGAGGTAACAGACATTACAGCATTCCGTAATGGTCTAACATCATCTTCATATGCTGTAGTCGATTCAGGTTACAAATATCAGTACGACAAATACTCAGACACATACCGTTGGATTCCTCTAAACGGTGACATTGCTGGTCTGTGTGTACGTACAGATAATGAACGTGATCCTTGGTTCTCACCAGGTGGTTTTAATCGTGGTCAAATTAAAAATGTAATTAAACTTGCTTGGAATCCAACAAAGACAAATCGTGATGATCTGTATCAAGTTGGTGTAAATCCTGTAGTAAGTTTCCCAGGAGAAGGTACAGTTCTCTATGGTGACAAAACAATGTTGAGCAAACCAAGTGCATTTGATCGAATCAACGTTCGTCGTTTGTTCATTGTGCTTGAAAAAGCAATCTCACGTGCAGCACGTTTCTCTCTGTTCGAATTCAACGACCAGTTCACACGTGCCCAGTTTGTTGCATTGGTTGAGCCTTTCCTGCGTGACGTACAGGGTCGTCGTGGTATCACAGACTTCCGTGTAGTCTGTGATGAAACAAATAACACAGGAGAGATTATTGACCGTAATGAGTTTGTTGGTGACATTTACATTAAACCTGCTCGTTCTATTAACTTCATTCAACTCAACTTTGTTGCAGTACGTACAGGTGTGAGTTTCAATGAGGTAGTAGGTGCAGCCTAAATAAAAGAGAAACAGGAGAATAATAAATGGCATTTAACGTAAATCAGTTCCGTTCACAATTAACAGGTGACGGTGCCCGCCCAAATCTATTTGAGGTATCAATGCCGTTTCCTGCGTTCTCAGCACCAGGAAACGCACAAACAAAAATGACGTTCATGTGTAAGACAGCACAACTCCCAGGCTCAACTTTGGGTGTTGTGCCCGTTCAATACTTTGGACGTGAATTGAAGTTTGTAGGCAATCGTACTTTTGCTGATTGGACAGTAACAATTATCAACGATGAAGACTTTGTTGTACGCAATGCATTCGAGCGTTGGATGAATGGTATTAACAGCCATAATCTGAACATTCGTAATCCAGTTGCAAATACACCACTAGGTTATTCCGTCGATGGTGAAGTTACACAATTCGGCAAAGCGGGTAACTCAATTAAGAAATATAAATTCGTAGGCATGTTCCCATCAGACATCACACCAATTGATGTTGATTGGGGTTCAAATGATACAATTGAAGAGTTTTCTGTAACGCTAACCTATCAGTGGTGGGAAGCGATTGCAGACGGTGTGGTCTAAGAGTAGGGCTTTCGCCCTACTTTTTAATATAGGATGATTAACTAATGGCTGGAATTCGTTTATTTGGTTTCACATTTGGTGGAAAGGATGTTGTCAAGGTTGAAAAACCCGAGCAGGCATCCTTCACTTTGCCTTCTGCTACCATTGATGATGGTGCAGTTACCGTTACGCAAAATGCGTATTACGGTACCTACGTTGATCTAGAAGGTTCTGTTCGTAACGAAATAGAACTTATCACACGATATCGTGAGATGTCAAATCACCCTGAGTGTCAAATGGCAATTGATGAAATTGTCAATGAGGCTATTACTCATGATGAACAGGGTAAAGTAGTTGACATCGTTTTAGACAATCTTAAACAACCAGAAACAATCAAGAAAAAAATTGTTGAAGAGTTTAACAACGTATTAAAGATGTTGAACTTCAGTAATCTGGCTGACGATTTGTTTAAACGTTGGTATATTGATGGTCGTATGTTTTATCATATCGTAGTTAATGACAAAAACCCCAAAGAAGGTATTCAAGAATTAAGATACATTGATCCACGCAAGATTCGTAAGGTGCGTGAAATTAAAAAAGACCGTGACCCTAAAACAGGTGCGATGGTTGTTGTATCAATTGCTGAATACTATGTCTACAATGACCGTGGCACAACCACTCAAACATTTACCTCAAATGTAGGACAAGGTCTTCGTATTGCGCCAGATTCGATTATTAATATCAACTCTGGCTTGATGGATGCCAAGAATACATTTGTTATCTCATATTTACACAAAGCAATCAAACCACTCAATCAATTGAGAATGATTGAAGATGCGATTGTCATCTATCGTATTAGTCGTGCGCCAGAACGCCGTATCTTTTACATTGACGTAGGTAACTTGCCACGTGGTAAAGCAGAACAATATCTGCGTGACATTATGATCAAGTACCGTAACAAGTTGGTGTATGATGCCAACACTGGTGAGATTCGTGATGAACGTAAGCATATGTCAATGCTTGAAGACTTCTGGCTACCACGCCGTGAAGGTGGTAAAGGTACAGAGATTACTACACTACCTGCTGGTCAAAACTTAGGCGAACTAGAAGATGTCAAGTATTTTCAAAAGAAACTTTTACAATCACTTAATGTCCCATATTCAAGACTTGAAGCACAAGAAGGTGGGCTTGCTGGCCTTGGTCGTAGTCAAGAAGTTACACGTGATGAATTAAAGTTTGCCAAGTTTGTTGTTCGTCTACGCAATAAGTTTTCACAAGTTTTTGACGAAGCAATGAAAATACAATTGGTACTTAAAGGTATCTGTACACGTGAAGAATGGGATTCATTTAAAGAAAACATTTATTACGACTTCCGCAAAGACAATAACTTCACCGAACTTCGTGAAGCAGAATTACTACAAAACAGATTGCAAATGGTTCAATTAGTAGATCCATTTGTTGGTCGTTATTTCTCTAATCATTACGTTCAGAATAAGATTCTAATGATGACTGATGAAGAGATTGAAGCAATGCAGAAACAGATTCAAGAAGAAAAAGATACACTGCCTGATGATATGCAAGGTCCTGTATTAGGTGGTTCGCCACAGGGAGCTGCACCACAAGCAGAACCAGAAGACAATACAATTGAAAATACTGAAGAAACAGAAGAGTCGTTGACACCTGGTCTTGACGATGAGGTGAACAAGTCAGTTATCAGTATAAATAATAGACGCAGATAAGAAAGGTTATTATGGAAATCAAAGACGTTATTAATAATATTGCTGCTGGTGATAGCGCAGCGGCAAAAGAAGGTATAGAAAATGTTTTATCCGCAAAAGCGTTCGATGCGCTGCAAGGCCGTAAGCAAGAAATCGCTTCTACTCTATTTGGCGGGAAAGACCAAAGCGACGAAGAAACTTCCGATAGTGAAGAAACCGTAGAACAAGAATGAAGTCTTTACTTGAATTTAAATCTATCGTAGAAGAAGAGAAGTCGGACTATTCAAAGTTCGACGCTCTTGTTCGTGCAGGGTTGGCAAACAAAGCACAGTTGGCTCGCATTCACAAAATCTTAGATAAGATGGGTGAAGAACGACCACAGTTCAACAATGCTGACCGTGAGATTATGCGTAATCTTTTTAATCGCATGGTAGATTTAGTTTCAAGTAAACAGATTTATGGTAAAGCAAGACAAGCAGTACGTGAACAATTAGAAGAAGCAAGAATAGACAGTGTTGGAAGTGGATATCCTCTTATACCAGATCCACCGGCAGTGTTGGTTATTAAACGTAGAGCAGTAAGATTGTATCCAGATGGTACTCGTATTGCTTTGTATTTTAGCGACAAATTGAAACGTGTATTCAGTGTGCCTTACGGTCCCACAATAGATTCGCCTATTCAAGCAGAAGCATACATTAAAGAATTAATGGAAGCAGAAGAACTGTTGCTTGATGATGGTAATGTAATTAATCTAAACGAAGAAACAAAACAACAAATTATAAACACATACGGTCAGTTAGAAGAAGATAGCAAAAATTATTTCTGGCAACAACTAACAGAATCCGTAGCAACGTTTGGAAAACTCTATGAATTTTGTAGAACTAATTCTACAGAATAAACTAGACGAAGCCAAAGAGTTAATCTTTGCACGTTTAGACGAAATTGCTTCTGTGAGATTAGAAGAAGCAAAGCCATATATCGTTGATGCGATGTATGAAGAGATTGATGTTGACGAAGAAGTATTAGAAGAAGCGGCAAAAAAGCGCAATCCAAACATTGTAAAGATGGGTCGTATACAAAAGATTCGTCGCCGTATTCGTCGCAACAAAAAAGGTAGAATTGTCGTACAAAGAAATGTAAGACGTTCAGGTATTAAAGGCTATCGTTTGTCTGGTAACACAGTAAAACGTATACCAGCAACAGTAAGATTACGTAAAGCACGTTTGTTGAAACGTTCTTGGAAAACAACTAGAAAAAGTAAACTAAGACGCACATTGTTAAAAAGAAAAATGTCAATGCGCCGTCGTAAATCTATGGGACTAAAGTAAATGGCAAGCTACGAAATTACCCAATCATTGAAACAAAAAACTTTGATTCGTATTATTGGTACAGGCAACGCACGAATCAATCTTTCACAGATGGCCAGAAATTCCGGTGAAACAGTTCAGTCTGCTGACATTTCAATTGTGTCTGGTGTAACAGAAGGTGTATGGAAAGTTTATCGTGGTAATGATGCTACAGGGCAATTAATTTTTGAACTTCCAGCTTTCTCAAATTTTGAAATGACCGAATTTGATTCAGCAATTGCTAACTCTGCTACAGCAAATGTTTTTGTTACAAACTCTGGTGCAACTGGCACGTTGTTTTTACAAATGGCAAAAACATCAACATTTAATCCTCCATTGGATAGCGTATAAGGATTTCCATGAAACTCATTAAAGAACATATTGAAAATGTAAGATATCTTACCGAAAAAACAGAAGACGGTAAAAAGAATCTATACATTGAAGGTACATTTCTAGTTGGTGATGCAGTCAATCGCAACAACCGTATGTACAAAATGGATACACTCCGTAATGAAGTCGCACGTTATACAGAAGAATATATTAACACCAATCGTGCGCTTGGTGAATTAGGACATCCAGACACACCATCATTAAATCTAGAACGTGTGTCACACAAAATTACAAGTTTGGTAGAGAATGGTAATACATTTGTTGGTAAAGCACTCATTATGGAAACACCATATGGCTTGATCGCTAAGAATTTAATTGAATCTGGTGTTAATCTTGGTGTTTCTTCACGTGCTTTAGGTTCTGTCGTAATGACAAAAGAAGGTTATAATCTAGTACAAGATGACCTGCGCCTTGCAACTGCTGCTGATATTGTTGCTGACCCTTCTGCTCCTGGTGCTTTTGTACAAGGCATCATGGAAAACAAAGAGTGGTTATTCGTAGAAGGTAAATTTGTCGAGTCTCACATCGACCATGCTAAACAGCAAATTCGCAAAGCATCACGCAGAGATATTGAATCTGTTGGATTGCAACTTTTCGAAAACTTCCTACGAAAACTTTAAAATTTATAAATAGAAAATCATAAGGAGATATTCAATGGCAACAAACAAACTCATGGAAGCAGCAGCAGAAATTCTTGCATCTAGCAAGTCATCTGCTCCTGGTATGCCAATGCCTAAGTTAACTCAGAATACACCTCCAGGCAATCCTGGAACACCTGAAGACTTGGGCGGTCCTACACCACAGAACAACAAACCTACTGATGATTCCAACAAGTTGTCAAGCAAAGGCAATGCTAAGAGTGCAGCAGCACCTACAACTAAGCCTTCAGCAGCATCAAGCGATGTTCAACTTGGCGACAAGAACATGAAGTATGGTTCAGGTACAAACATGATGCCTGAAGAAGAAGATCGTGAAGACGAAGAGTTGATTGATGATGAATCGGCAATTGAAGAAATCAAATCACAAATTAAAGAAGATGTTGCTTCATTGTTTGCTGACGATTCTTCAATCTCTTCAGACTTCAAAGCAAAGGCTGCTACAATTTTTGAAGCACGTGTATTCGACCGTGTTGCACAAATTCAAGAGCAAATGGAATCAGAATATGCTGGCATGTTGGCTGAGGCTGTTGAGTCAATCAAAGCAGAACTAACAGAAAAGGTAGATGACTACCTGAACTACGTAGTAGAGCAGTGGATGGAAGAAAACGAAATCGCTATCGAAAGCGGTCTGCGTTCAGAAATCACAGAAGACTTTATTGCTGGTCTGCGTAATCTGTTTGCCGAAAACTACATCAACGTTCCAGAAGATAAAGTCGAACTGGTAGATGAACTTGCATCTAAAGTCGAAGAACTGGAAGTTAAACTGAATGAAGAAATTGAAGCAAATATTCAGTACAAAAAACAACTTACTGAAGCAATCAAAGTACAACTGGTAAATGAAGTTTGTGAAGGCCTCACAGCAACTCAAGTAGAAAAAATTAAGTCACTTGCAGAGAGTGTAGAATTTTCCACAGAGGAAGAATTCGTAGAAAAACTTGAGACAATTCGTGAGAACTACTTCCCATCAGGCGTTAAGAAAGCCGATGTTGCTCAACTTCATGAAGAAGTAGAAGACGATGGTAGCGAAAAGAAAACTGCCGCTGACCCATACGTAGCTTCGGTTGTACAAGCGATTTCAAAAATCAAACTTTAAATAATAACAAAAGGAGATACAATAATGTATTTGTCTGAAAATCTACAAAACAAATGGGAAAGCGTTCTGGATCATCCAGATATGCCAAAGATTGCTGACCCATACCGTAAAGCGGTTACAGCGGTCATTCTTGAGAACCAAGCTCAAGAGATGATCAAAGAATCTGGCATTCTGCAAGAAACAGGTTCACCAACTAACTTTGCTGGTACAGGTGGTTTCGGTGGCGGTGCTGCTGCTGCTGGTCCTGTTGCTGGTTTTGATCCAATTCTAATCAGTCTGGTTCGTCGTTCACTGCCAAACCTGATTGCTTATGACGTTTGCGGCGTTCAGCCAATGACAGGCCCAACCGGTCTGATCTTTGCAATGCGTACACGTTATGCTGGTCAAACTGGTACAGAAGCATTCTACAACGAAGCAAACACAGCATTCTCAGGTGCTAACGGTGCAATCGTTGCTTCTTCAATGAGCATCGCTGGTAACACAACTGACTATCTGTTCGTTGGTAATGCTGCACCAACTGGCGCAATGACAACTGGTTCTGCTGAAGCACTGGGTGACGGCGCTGCTGGTAACACATTCCAAGAAATGGCATTCTCAATTGAGAAAGTCACTGTAACAGCACGTACACGTGCGCTGAAAGCAGAATACTCAATGGAACTGGCACAAGACTTGAAAGCAGTTCATGGTCTTGACGCTGAAACAGAACTGGCTAACATTCTGTCCGCTGAAATTCTTGCTGAAATCAACCGTGAAGTTATCCGTACAATCTATAGAATCGCTAAACCAGGTTGCCAAGCAGGTACAACAACTGCTGGTGCATTTAACCTTGACACAGATTCTAACGGTCGTTGGATGGTTGAAAAGATTAAAGGTCTGGCATTCCAGATTGAGCGTGAAG